GGACTGGACGACGACCGTGGTAACTTGGCCCTCGAATTCCTTAAGCTTGCTCAACGACTGCGCCCCAGATGGGTGGTTTGGGAGAACGTCCCCGGCGTCTTGTCAAGCAACGGAGGACGGGACTTTGGTTCCATCCTCGCGGGCTTGGGCGAGGTCGGGTATGGGTTCGCCTACCGAGTTCTTGACGCTCAATATTTCGGACTGGCCCAAAGACGCAAACGTGTCTTCGTTGTCGGATACCTTGGAGATTGGCGACGTGCCGCAGCGGTACTTTTTGAGCGCGAAGGCCTGCGCGGGGATACTGCGCCGAGCAGAGAAAAGGGGAAAGCAAATACCGCAAGCCTTAGAACACGCACTCCGGGCTTTGGCGGGCAAGGAACCGACTGGGAGCATGTAGTGTCGCACACGCTTGCCGCTCGGTCTAGTTCGGCACTTTGTGCGCCGGATATTCAAACGTATTTGCCTATAAGTTTCAGCTCCAAAATGTCAGAGCCCAGTTGGGGCATTAACATCAGTGAAACGCTAAAGACGACGTGCCCCCCAGCGGTCTCCTTCGCCACCCACGAAGTCGCCGGAACAATGATATCCCGCGCCTCATCTGGCGGATTTTCAAACAGCATTGATCATGCTGCGGCGGGATATATGGCGATAGTTCCCTTTGACACCACTCAAATCACCAGCCCACAAAACGGTAGCAATCCGCAGCCGGGTGATCCTTGCCACCCAATCACGGCGCAGGGGCATGTTCCTGCCGTTACCATCGCCTTCCAAGAACGCGGGCGCGACGGCGGTCGGTCTTTGGAAATTAACGGAGACTTGGCATATGCCATGACTGCGCCAAACGGTGGCGGTAGGGCGCAAGAGCGTAACATCCTTGCACCAGATATGTCCGTCCGCCGCCTAACCCCCACCGAATGCGAGCGCCTTCAGGGGTTCCCAGACGGCTACACACTCATTCCCTATCGCGGCAAACCCGCCGCAGACGGCCCCAGATATAAGGCCCTAGGCAATTCAATGGCCGTTCCAGTCATGCGCTGGATTGGCGAACGCATCCAGATGGTGGAGGACCTGCCATGCTAAGAGATTACCAACAACGCGCAATCGACCAACTCTACGACTGGTTCGGCAAGGGCAACGAGGGCAACCCGTGCCTGTCGCTACCCACCGGATCAGGCAAGAGCCACATCGTGGCCGCCCTGTGCAAGGACGTGCTTCAAAGCTGGCCAGACCAGCGCATCTTGATGCTCACGCACGTCAAGGAGTTGATCGAGCAGAACGCCGAGAAGATGCGCCAGCACTGGCCCGGTGCGCCCATGGGCATCTACTCGTCTGCTCTCAGGCTCAGGCAGCTTGGCGAGCCCATCACGTTCGCGGGCATCCAGTCGATCCGCAAGAAGGCCGATCAGGTGGGCCACATCGACCTCGTCATTATCGACGAGTGTCACCTCGTCAGTCACAAGGACGAGGGCGGCTACAGGCGGTTCCTGTCAGACCTCAAGAAGATCAACCCGTCCATGCGCGTCGTAGGCCTCACCGCCACGCCCTACAGGCTGGGGCACGGCATGATCACGGAGGGCTCGGCGCTCTTCCACGCCATCATCGAGCCGGTGACCATTGAGGAGCTGATCCACAAGGGCCACCTATCGACCCTCAGAAGCAAGTTCACGAAGACCTCGTTCGACACGTCCGGCGTCCACAAGCGGGGCGGCGAGTTCATCGAGGCCGAGCTTCAAGCGGCTGTAGACACGGCCAAGAACAACCTGTCTGTGGTCGAGGAGGTCATTGAGTGGGCCGGGGACCGCAAGGCTTGGCTCTTCTTTTGCACGGGCGTGGAGCACGCCCAGAACGTGGCGGACACCCTCAACGCCCACGGCATCAAGGCCGAGTGCGTGACCGGGACGACGCCCAAGGCCCAGCGCGAGCGCATTCTGGCCGACTTCAAGGGCGGTAAAATCCGCGCCCTGACCAATGCCAACGTGCTCACCACCGGCTTTGACTACCCGGACATCGACCTGATCGCCATGCTACGCCCGACCATGAGCGCCAGTCTGTATGTCCAGATGGCTGGGCGCGGCATGCGGATCAAGAGCCACACCGACCACTGCCTCGTCCTTGACTTTGCGAGGGTCGTGGAGACCCACGGACCTATCACGAGGATCAACCCCGGCAAGCCCAAGGGGGAGGGTCTGGGCGAGGCTCCTGTGAAGACGTGCGAGAATTGTAAGGAGATGGTGCCGATCAGCGTCAAGGTCTGCCCAAACTGCGAGGAGCCCTTCCCGATCAAGGAGCCGCCACCCTTGAGGCTGCACCAAGACGACATCATGGGCGAGCGCGGCAGGGACATGGAGCTGACCAGTTGGAACTGGCGTAAGCACATTTCAAATAACAGCGGCAAGGAGATGCTGGCTGTGACCTACTACGGTGCCCTGTCTGATCCGAGCGTGACTGAATATTTTCCTGTGACCCACGATGGGTATGCCGGTCAAAAAGCCATAACGATGTTTTACAAAATCGCTCGGCACGCAGAAGTCAGCCTTGCCGGTACATATGACCTTGATGACTGGGCAGATCGCATGAATGGTGGATACTATCCGGATGAAATTGAGTACACCAAGGACGGTAAATTTTACAAGGTAATGAGAAGGAACTGGGACCATGGCGCGAGCGCTTAAACCTGATTTTTTGGTTGAGTGGGAGAAGTGGCGGGACGCTGGGCCGCCCAAGTGCTGCCACAATTGCGACCACTACGACGTGGGTGGGAAGTGCATGGCGTTCGATATGTACCCGCCTCTGGAGTTTGTGAACACCGCCGACCAGTGCTCATCTTGGTGGCAGGGGATACCCTTTTGACCCCCGAGCGCGTCCCCACGGAGCACGAGGAGCAGCGCGAGTTGGTCTCGTGGTTTCGCCGAAACTATGAGCCCTGCCGCATCTTCGCCATCCCCAACGGCGGTCTTCGGTCCCGCACCACAGCCGCCAAGCTGAAGGTTGAGGGCGTCAGCGCCGGGGTGCCCGACCTGTTCGTTCCCAAGCACCTGCTCTGGGTCGAGATGAAGCGCACTAAGGGCGGCTCCCTGTCCAAGGAGCAGAAGGACTGGCGGGACTATCTGATCGGAGAGTGCGGACACACTTGGATGGTGTGCCTTGGGGCGCAGGATGCCAAAGAACAAATTTTGGCCTTTATGCAATTAACTGCTTGCAAGCATGTGATTGCAGGAGCATAAAGGTCTCCAGAAGCAACCCAGACCCCACGGAGACCCCCATGTTCTACGAAAACGAAACCTACCCCGTCATTGAGGCCCACTACACCAATAAGGGTTCTAACAGACCAGCCACGGTGTTTATTGCCTCTCGGACGATTGGCCAGCGCCGCTGGACCCACGAAATCCCCGTCACCGGCAAGCGCGAGGCCCGCAAGGTCGCCGCCGCGCACAACGCCATCCCTTGGAACTTCTAGGTGATCTCCCTAACCCCTCCCCAACTCACCCTCCTGCGCCCCGCCGCTCCGCCCCCAGAGTACGTCATCGCGGCGTACAGGGCGGCTCGTCCTTCACCCAACCCAACCCGATTTGTAAGGAGAATGTAATGCAAGACGACCTCGACAAATACGAAGTTTTTCGCATGTCCAAACGCCCTAAGCCCAAGTTCATCTTGGACCCCTTTCCTGCCCGCCCATCCAGATCGACCATCTGGGACATGGTGGCCACGGCCCTCATGGCGGCTTGTTGGATGGCCGCCTTGTTTGGCCTTTATCTGCTGAGTAAATAGCTCTTGCAAGCATCTGATTGCAGGACTATAGGTATCAGACCAACCACGGAGAACCCCAATGACCCACACCGACCCAGAACCCCTTAGCCCCGCCGACATCGCCGAGTTCGCCGCAAGCGGCTGGCTTGAGCTGCTGATCGACCACGAGGGCAAGACGTACAGCACCGAGACCATCTGGTCCTGCGTCGAGTGCGACGACTACATTTTTAAGGCCGACGAGCGCGGCGAGAACCATAAGGGTGAGAGCCTCTGCTATCACTGCACGCACGATGCCTACCTCGGCTCGTTTATGAAGAGGTATTGAAATGACCTTCAAATTCGAAACACCACTGACAGCGTCAGAGCATTACGCCTATGGCAGGCCTGAGAGCGCTAATTACGCAGAGTACCTTGCCGCTCGGCCACTATGCACGAATGTTTGCTGCCAGCCGCACGCCACCAACAACCACATGCCCTTGCTGGCATACGAGGTCGCCGAAATGGAACAGCCTATCAACTGGGTGATTGAGATCGCCACCGTCCTGCTCGCGGCTATCGTCGCTGGCTTTGTCGTCTTTGTTTTGGGGTGGTGAGATGACCAAGCCAATGACCCTCATCTGGACAGACGAACGCAAAAAAGAGTTCGCCGAGCAGTATTACGCCGAGGTGCCCTCAGAGCAGCGCGAGAAGTACTTTCAGGTGGGCAAGAACCGCCTGCGCGAGCTTGAGCTTGCCTTTGGCCTCAGATCGCCCGGTGGGCACTCCAGAGCCTGTCCAGAGGACTTCAAGGAGGTCTATGACAAAATAGGCTCCGTGGCCGCCAGAACGTACTACAGGACCGGCTGGAGCACCATCGTGCGCTGGTGCGTCCAACACGGCCTGCGCGAGGAAATCCCCGAAGGCAAAATACCTGCCGACTGGGAACAGGTCGCACCGACCCTCACGCACGCCGAACTGCGCCGAAAATATCGCCTGTCGCCATACCGCCTGTCGATCCTCATCGCGCAGACGGGTGTCGATCCCCTGCCCCTGCCCGGTCGCAGGCCACCGCGCCCAAAAGACCCAGCCATCCCAGCACCGCCCCCCAAGGTGATTGCGAAGCCGGTCGATCCAGAGCGTGCGGGTAAAGCCGCGCACCACCTGCGTCGGTTCCACTCGGCGGTGCATCGCTGTGACCTCAAGATGTACACCGGGCGAAACACCGTGTGGGCTGACGTGCAGGTCCCGCCGATCCCCAACCACGGCATCGGATACTATTGGGTGGCTGGTAAGGGCGCGATGCTCAACGCAGACATGATCGATCTGGCGGTCTCGAAGGGGTTTCGTGGCTAGCCCCCGACAACTCACCCCCGGACAGGTCCAGATCATCAGAACCCGATACGTGCCGGGGTGCCGCAAGAACGGCGGCACAGCCCTGTCTGAGGTGTTTGGCATCAACCCCACCGCCATCAGAGACGTGGCCACTGGGAGGACCTACCGGGACGTTTCTGGGGACACTGGGCCTGTCTGCGAGGGCACGTTAGACTTCGTGCGCCAGTGGGTTTTGCCGCGTGACAAATTTAGGGGGTGGAACACCTTTGCAAAATTGCTAGGCGTCCACCCCAAGGCCTTGCGAGCCCTTGTCAAAAACTAGGCGTGCGTCTTGCCCAGAGACCACTTCTCGCGCCGCCACGTCAGGTACTCGCCCATCTCCTCGAGGGAGAAAAACGTGCGAACAAACCTAACAGGGTCGTGCGCGTAGTCTGGGTCGATCACTGTGCCCATGGACCTCGCCCAGTTCCCGTGCTGGTAACCTTTCTCGGCGGCGTAGTGGTCGAAGTCCTTGTAGGTGCCGATCCGCAGGCCGTGGCATAGGCGCTGGGGGTCATTGTGCCAGACGGGGATGTAGCCCGCCGTGTGCCGGTGACCGCAGGCCATGATGTGATCCCGATAGCAGCAGACGGGGTCTCG